CTTGACAATTCTAGTTGCGGTGTTATCTTTCGCAACATATAACCTGTTAAGAAAGAACGAACAATTAGAAGATGTCATCAATCAGTTTTATGGTCGAACAAATGCGACTGTAAGACTGATGAGGCATTTTGATGACCGTCAAATCTTTGAACAAGATGATGAAGTAGGAAATGTTTTTAAACAATTGGTAGAATGTGTAGATTTATTATACGCATTCGTTACGGAGATACGTAATGGCGACAACAACCCCAGCGAGGAAGAAGAACGATAAGGTCTATTTCACAGAAGAAACTGAAAAGGCAATAATCGCATACAATAAATCTGACGATTTAGATGTAAGAGAACAACTATTTAGAAGTAAAATACAAGGACCGCTTGATAAGCTAGCAGAGAATGTTATCAATCGGTTCAAATTTCCATATATGGAGGGTACCTTCGACGAGATAAAGGCGCAGGTAGTCTCCTTTCTGGTTATTAATCTTCATAAATTTACAGAAGATAAAGGCAAGGCATTCTCATATTTTAGTGTTATAGCTAAAAATTACTTGATTCTACACAACAATAACTCGTATAAAGAAGAAAAACGAGTGCTATACTTCTCGGACCAAACAGAAGATTCATTTAGTCTTGAAGAGATGCTTGTTATAGAGCCAGAGACTCGGGATTCTACGGTGGATATGAAGGAATTCCTAAAACTGTTGGTAGAATATTGGGAATTCAACCTTGACCGATTCTTTAAGAAGAAGCGAGACAAGGAAATTGCGGCGGCAATAGTAAAACTTATAGAACGCATTGATAATATTGATAATTTTAACAAAAAAGCCCTATACCTTATGGTACGGGAAATGACTAACTATAAGACTGCCCATATCACTAAGGTCATCAACAAGATGCGACCCCAGATTTTGAAGATGCTTGGTGAGTTTAGACGCAACGGACATCTTTCGGACCCAACCACATATTTCTCGTATAAAAAATAAATCCTATCTATTTATAATATAGGAATTTAGGGGGTCTTTATGGATATTAATTCGGAACTGTATGATGGAAAAAGTCTAGCCGACATTTTTACTGAAATACACAAAAATACTGATAGTAAACGAGCTCAAATCAACTCGTTTATTATGAAAATGGTCCAACTCATCCGCACTCCAGAAGATGCGGCTGTGATTGGACCAATTGTGCAGGGATTCTTGGAAGTGAACGTTAAAAACGATGAACACTTGGTTCGTGTCGCTCAAATTGCACAGCGTATCGTGTCAGTGGGTGTGAAATCGAACGCTTCATTAGATGGATTACTATCAGAATCAGAAAAAGAAGCATTACTTAAGGATATAACTACAGAAATCCAAGACCTTCAAGAAGATGTGAAGGACTTGGATGATGTTTTTGCGGAGAAGTAAGTGTCATCATTTGGACCGACCGCATATAACATAGATATCAACCAACTGGGAGCATCGCAGTTCCCGCGGTTTGCTGTAACACAACCCACTCCATATCAAGACGGATTGGTTGAAGATGTTATTTTAAACGAATTACATCCTCAATATGCAGTAGATGGAAGTAATGTGGGAATGATACAAGTAAGGTTCATTCCAGGTGACCGTGATGTTCCAAAAGATAAGTTAAATTGGGTAGCACCAATAGACTCTAGTATACGAGAATACCCACTAAAAAATGAATTAGTGTTGGTATTTTATTCTTTAGGGCGATTGTTCTACACACGTAGAATCAACTCTACCAATAAAGTTACGGAAAGTTCGTGGCCGGGGTTGAGTGACAGATTTTCTCCACAAGTACAATCGGTAGATAGAAGTGACGCTGCTCAAATTGCCGCTCAAGGAGGGACTCCATATCGTCCGTGGGGAATGAAACAACAATTCAGTTTAGGTGATGAATTCAGTGAGAACCCTTCAGTTCGTATGATTCGTCCAAATGAAGGGGACTTAATTATAAACGGAAGATTTGGAAACACCATTCGTTTTGGTTCTAGCTTGTTCAGTAACCCAAATACCCCAGCACCACAAGCAAACCTAATATTTTCGGTTGGTCAAAGTCCAGATAAAGTTACATCTATTGATATTAATAACGATGGTACTAACGAAACTGTTGCTGGAGGTCCATACGGATTAACCTACGAAGATATTAATAAAGACAAAAGTAGTATTTGGATGCTAGTAGACGAAAAAGTAGTACTAGATCCAGCTACCAAATCTAGTATAGCTCATTTACGGTCAACAGAATCATCTGATTCTACAAAGTATACTGGGGCACAAATATTCTTGAATTCAGATAGAGTTATTTTAAACAGTAAAGTAAATGAAATATCTCTGTTTGCGAAAAAGGAAATAAATCTAAGTGCAGTAGAATCGATTACCATAGATTCTGGTAAATCTGTGTTTATTACGGCGGAAAGAGACATCGAGATATCAACCCCCAGAGATTTAATATTTTCGGGTCGTTCTATTAATATAAATGTAACAAACGATATTTCTCAGGGAACCTCAGGAAACTACACAATATCGGGTAAAAAGATATTTATAGGGGCGTCACCAAACGATACAACACAACCAATGGTGTTGGGCGGTGAGTTGGCAACGTGGTTGACTGATTTGGTTCGAGTATTATCAACCGCTACAGTATTAACATCGACCGGACCAGCGTTCTTTAATCCAACGGTTACCGCAAAATTGTTTGATTTGTTAGCAAAACTTGGTGTACCTGGAATACCACAATCGGCTATATTCAATAGTACTAGTAATTTTACTTCTAAAACTAACGACTGATTATGGCAATACCAAGTAATTTATTACCCATAAATAATCCGATTAGAGCAGAGGTAGAGGAACTTCCAACAATAACATTACCGACCGCTAGTGTTACCAGAATACCAAGTAATTTATTACCGATTAACACAAGTGATATATCTGGGTCGTTTCAATCTTTAACTGGAAATATACCGACAGTTAATGCACCAGAAATACCACAGTTTCCAATACTAAACACGGTTATACCAGACAGACTTTTTACAACGGGAAGTGTTGACCAAATTAGAGCACGAACGTTAAATGCAGCAAAAACATATACTAGTGGATTACCAGCGTTACCAGCAATTCCAGCAGTACCAACATTAATAGTTCCTAAACCAAGAATACCATCATATGGTCAAATTAAGAACTATATCAAGACTAAAATAGATAGAATTAAACAACAACGACAACAAGCATCTGTTAAGGCATTGGATGCAGAACTTAAGAAACAAGAAAACCCGTTCAAGTATCGACAATCGTTAAAAAATCAAGCAACAAAAAATACGGTTCTTGGACGATTCAATAACCAGTAGAGGGTAATAATATGGATAAAGCATTATTCAGAGCATACGTCAAGGAATTGGTCAAGGAACAAATTGAAGAGTCAGTAGAAAAAGCAGTAAAGAAGATTCTTCCAGAAGTTCTTGGAGAAGCTATTGCGGAAATTAAAAGTGTACAGCAACCAATGAAGGTTAATGAAGCAACAGCAGCTAAACCAAAACTTTCTCGTAGTCAACTCGCAGCAATGATGGGATTAGAACGCCACGGTGACACCATTACTGCCACATCAAAGAATGTCGGTCCAGTAATGTCAGCTCCACCAGGTGTAAGTGAAGATAATCCTACGTTACAAGCTATCAATAGAGATTATTCAGCTCTAATGAAAGCAATGAAGTTGACCTAATTGGAGATATAAATGGCTCAGAAGTTTATTGGTGTCGTATTACCAATTCGTTTGGGACAAACAGGAATGTTTGACCAATCTACCACGGTAATCCAACAAGTTCGTTCTAACTTTAAGAATTTAATTCTTACAAAGAAAAAAGAACGTGTTGGACAACCTGATTTAGGATGCGATTTGTGGAAAATATTGTTTGAGCCATTAACAGAAGAAACTCTAGAAAACGCCCGATTAGCAGTAGCTGAAGCTGTAGACCGTTGGTTACCGTTCATCGAATTAACTGATTTTCAAATCACTAAAACGGATGATAATAATATCATTGATATAAAATGTTTATATAGATTCAGAAATAACCCAAATGTAACCGACCAAATAACAGTAGCAGCTCGACAATTTGGAGTACCAACAGTAGGGTTTATAGAAGTGCCAGAAAATGCGGAACCCACACAGGAAGAAATTACAGCGCTTCAAAACGCTCGTCGTATCAGAAGACTTAATTAATTTGGAGTTTTAAATGGCAACGAACCAATCAGTAACTATACAACCAAGACCAAATGTCAAGCAAATTAATTATGTCTCAAAGACGTTCACGGACTTTAGACAAAATTTAATAGAATTTGCGAAAGCATATTACCCAAACACATACTCAGATTTTAATGAAACCTCGCCTGGTATGATGTTTATTGAAATGGCATCCTACATTGGTGATGTCCTTTCGTTTTATATTGATAATCAGTTTAAAGAAAACTTATTAGCATATGCAGAACAACAAGAAAATGTTATTTCTATTTCACAATTTCTTGGGTATAAACCAAAATTAATTTCACCATCTACTACAACAGCAACTATATATCAACTAGCTCCAGCTATACTTGAAAACGGTGTATATGTTCCTGACCCAAAATACTTGATTAAAGTAGCAAAGGGGAGTACATTCGTTACAACTGGACAAACATCAGTTCAATTTAGACTGACCGAAGATATAGATTTCTCTGATATTACAGCTGAAAATTATATTGTTAATACGTTCTCTGGCGGTAACCCATCAACATTCATAGTTAGTAAGCCAGCTCGATTGGTGTCCGCAGAAGAAAGAATCACAACATTTACATTTGGAAGTCCACAACGATTCACCTCAGTATTAATGCCAGATGAATCCGTAATTGGTATTGAAAGTGTTGTTGATTCTAACGGTAACACTTGGTATGAAGTGGATTATCTAGCACAAGATGTTATTATGGATGAATTGGACGTAACCAGTAACGGTGAAACTGGAATTTTACCATCGTCTAAATTACGACTTCGTAAAGTTCCTCGTAGATTTGTAACCAGAATCAACAGAGACAACAGAATGGAATTAGTGTTCGGTTCTGGAACAGATAACGAAGCAGAAGTCAATACAACATTAGATTCTAGACAAGTAGCAAACTCTCAATACGGTAATACCATAGAAACCGCACTGGGTAATGTGGCTATCAATAACGTAAACTTTCTTAACAGTAACGCATACGGCATTTCACCAGCAAACGTCACACTAACTGTAACCTATTTGGTTGGCGGTGGAGTAAATACAAACACACCATCTAATACCATCAATAGAGTAGCTAGTGTAATTACATCAAACGACACTACCGATTATACAGCTGGAGAGCTTACCGCTTTCAATGCAGCCGTACAAAGTATAACCATCAACAATGATTTACCAGCAACAGGCGGTGGTGCAGGAGAATCAATCGATGAAATTCGTGAAAATGCACTAGCATTTTTCAACGCACAAAATCGTGTAGTGACGGTAGAAGACTACGCCGTTCGCTCCTACGCACTACCAGCAAAATTTGGTCGTGTAGCAAAAACTTTTGCTGTACGAGATGAGCAAATTAACAGAATACTGGCTTCTAGAAATGACCGAGTGTATGTAGATAATCCAGTTCGTCCTAACGTAATTAATTTATATACACTAGGATATGACACCAACGGAAATCTGTCCACACTAAATACATTAGTCAAGGAAAATCTAGCACGATATCTTGAACAATTTAGAATGTTAACAGATGATGTTAATATTCTCGATGCATTTATCATCAACATCGGAGTACAATTTGACATCTCTGTATTGAGAAACTACAATGTTAATGATGTGTTAGCAAGAAGTATCGGTACTGTACAAGATTTCTTTGACACCAGTAAATGGAATATCAACCAACCAATTGTATTGGCAGATTTGTCATATAATATTGGATTGGTAGAAGGGGTTCAAACAGTAAAGAATGTACGTATCTTTAATAAGTACCAATATAGAGATGGTACTGGGTATCAAAATTATAGATATGATATCGATGAAGCAACAATTAATGGGGTTATCTATCCAAGTCTCGACCCAAGTATCTTTGAGTTGAAATATCCAACAACTGATATTATAGGAAACGCTACCCAATGAGAACCATACTAACCGCCAGTAAAGATACCACGTTGTATCAGGCGTATCTTAACAACAATGCTGGACTAGACGAAGTACTTGAAATTGGTAAAGTTATCGATGTATCGGTACCAACCAGTTCAACTGCATATGCAACTGGGTCCGCACGCTCTTTAATTTACTTTGAACTACCAACAACGGCTAGTGTACCAGCCACCGCTAGTTATTTTTTAAACTTAAAGCTAGCAAATGCAGATAACGTAAAAAGAAATCAAGAAATCCTTATCTATCAAGTATCTCGTTCGTGGGATGAAGGTAGTGGATATTTTTATCAAAATATAAAAAACGTAGAAGATGGGGCATCGTGGGCAAGATGCACATCTGCGGTATCTTGGAGTAGTGCTGGTGGTGATTTCTTAACGGGGTCAACCAGTCAAAGTATCGTTCTATCATCATATCCACTTCAAGATATTCGTGTAGACGTAACAAATATCTTACGACCATTTGTCAGTCAATCTATACAAAATACTTTCTATGGATTGGCATTACGTTTTCCAATTGCCGATGAACAAGACTCCACAAACAAGGGAGTCATTAAAGTATTTTCTACACAAACACATACAATTTATCAACCAACTCTTGAAATTATATGGGATACGCAAACAGTAGTCACTGGAAGTTTATTACCAATTTCAACACTAAACGTAAAAGTTGTTGCATCTAATTTACGGGAAACATACACAAAGGGTGATGTAGACAAAGTAACTTTGGTAGTCCGTGACCAATATCCATTAAAGTCATTTGATTCTGTATTACGGTACAAAAACAAGTATTATTTACCTACCTCGTCATACTTTTCTATTGTTGACGCACAAAGTAACACAACTGTTATACCGTTTGATAACTATAGTAAAGTAAATACGGATACAAGCGGGTCATATGTAATTTTAGATACATCACCACTATATCCAGGCAGATTCTATACATTAAAGTTAAAAGTTGTAAACGGTGATTATTCTAGAGTAATCGACACCGACACTCTATTTAAAGTTGAATAGTTTATGGCAACAACATTCTTATCAAGTAGTACCAATCCAGATAGTGAAAATATTATCAATAAAGAACAAATTGATATTTCGTTAACTTTATTTGATGTGTCAGCATCTGGACAAAGTGCATCAATTCATACCAATTATTCGGCAACCGTACAAATCGTAACGTTACCCGAAGAAGGGTTGATGGACCGCAGTGTATATTATACTCCAATTTACAAAGAAAAGTTGGATTATAACGTATGGCTAACCAGAATTAATAAAAACTTTGAAGAGTTAGACTAATGGCAGAACAACAAAATTATCAAAGTAACATACAAGAACTATCAGATTCGTATACCAAATATACTGTATCTCGTATTATAGCAAATAAAAAAGATGATTTGCTTGATATGGAGGTTCCATCCGATTTTTCTGAAGCACTGCTTCAAAATAATGTTGAAGTTAACCTATACAGTTTAGCAGACAATTCATTAGTATTCTCTGATGTTGTGCGAAACGTTAGTGGGTCAATATTCACAGAAACATTACAATATAATGATAACAGTTTACGTAAGTTGTTATATATTGATTTTGCTAAAGTACCAAATTTAAATTTACCGTCTGGTGAATATTCGGTTACTCTAAACTTTTTTGCAGATGAACTTGGTGCATATGACGATAGAATCCTAAAAGTCAATAGAATATCAACATCACGTACCGAAGTCGAACTAAAATTAACAGATGTGGCACAGCAATCAGTATTAGAACAATTTGCTACACCATTAATACCGGCAGAATTTATAAAACCAATATTACGTCAAATTTTTAATCAAGAAGGGTCAGACGAATTAGTATTACCAACCAGCCCAGTAAAAATTAATAGTGCATCGCTCTATCAAAACTTTGCAAGTGGGTCTGGTGAAAAACTTATTCAATATAATTTTGACGATGATGATGGAAGTCGTATTGGTATTAATACTATTATGCAAAACGTACTTGATGATGCATATCCGATTGCATTACAAACTGTAGAAGATATGGTGTTGTTATCGGGTAGTACCAGTTTCACCGAAACAGAATTGTCTGAGTATGTTGTCAACGCAATTGATATCGCGTATGATGCTGCATTAGATGATGAAGCACAAAATCCACAAAATTATCGGTTTGATTTAATATGAGTACTTACAATATTCGTGAAAAATTTTCATATGCATTAGCTACAAGTAGTATTGAATATATAAGAAATTATAACTTTAATACAGCTACCGTTACGGATATTCCGTTGGCTATGTCAAATAGTGATATAGAAATACCAATCACAGTTAACATAACAACCACAGTACCGTGGATACAAATTGTTAATCCTACTACTGGCGCTAATTTAAAATTTCCAAGTGGTAATGTTGTATTAGGACCAACAAGTAGTAGTGTAGTTTTGGTAAAAATAGATTTACCGCCAGAGATAGAAAATGTACCATCTTCATCGATATATCCAGACATAAGTTTAGATATTAAGTCTGGTAGTTTTCCTATAATATCCCCTCCCGCAACAACTGGCAGTCAAGCAAACAATAAAAATAGTATAACAGTACCACAAAGTACTTATACAATAGACCAAGGAGAACGCGTACAGATTGATATCACTGTATACGATGTTGAAGGTAAGCCAGATAAGGATGCATCAAATGTAGTTTGGAAGTCAAATAATGTAAGTATTGTTCAAGTAGAAGAACCAGAAAATACTCAAGTTGATTATAATCCATATACTCCACGAATTATACGGGGCATATCTGCCGGAGAAACAACGGTTACTATTACCGCAGGACCAGAACGACAAACGAGTATAACGTTTATTGTACGAGGCACTTCATCATCAGCTGGTCCACAACAACCTGGTGATGAACAAGGTCAACCCAGAACTCCTACAGTGGTCGAGTAATATAACATGAGCCATAGAATATTTGTTAATACACAAAACTCAACATATAAATCCGTAGTACAAAACTCTAAAGGATATCAATTTGGACTAGGTGTACCTACGGAGTTGAGTGATGATGAGCGTATTAGTTTACAACAACAAGCATACGAAATATATTTTAGTGCGGATGACTTACGGGATAAGAAGCGTAAAATACAAATAATCTTTGATAGTTTTACTGACCCAAAGTTTTTTGGTGACGGTGCGGTTAAAATTGACAAAGTAGAAAAATATTTAACTGATTTACGATTAGAAGCTGAACGAGTACAAAGAGAAAGTAACGCAGCGGTAAATGCAGCAGGTGCGTTGGGCACAACCGCTGCTGTAGCTGCTGCCGGTGGTGCGGTGGCTGCTGGAACATTTACGGGATTAGCAACCGCAGGATTATTAACAGCATTTGGTGGAACAGTAACCGCAGGTGCAATTGGTGGAGCAGTTGTTGCGGGTGCAAGTGCAATATTATTACCAGCAGCCGCAGTACTCAGTCCAGTTATTGCAATAACCAATGCAATTAAATCAACTAGACAAGCCGGAAGAGAAGATAACGCCGCTCCTTGGAAAATGACCCGTGCGGATTTCCCTAATATTACCGCACAAGCAATTCAAAACTCATCTACTCGTCGGTCAATTGAACGATTATATGATGACCGAGGAGGAATTAAAACATTTGATGTTAGTACCCAAGAAGCTATTGCACTACTTATTCGTGAAAGTTTGGCTGATGCACTCTTCTGTACATCAACCCCAAATGGTACGGGTATAACATCACCAGAACATCCTGGTCCTGGTGGAAATGGTAATGCAGAAAAGTGGGTAAATAAAGATGCATTAAAGCGCCACTTCCCATTTACACAAGTAACAACAGGTAACGATAGATTAGAACAAACTTATGTTAATGGTTTAATATATCTTAAATCATATATTGATTTAATTGATAACATTTTAAATTTACAACAACAATCATTATCTCGTTCACCAGATGTAGAACAAGCATTAATTAACATTCCACTTAGTATTAGTTTATCTACTGCGAATGTTCGATTATTTGATGCTCTCTCCGCCACAGCTCGTCAAGTGGTTCGTGAAAAAGTACTGACATTTTTTGATGAAAATAGAGAATATAAGACATTACTTAACTTCGGTAATGACAGACAATATGTTGCCGAAGCATGGCGTATTGCACCTAGAGACACTGGGTCAGTACAATTAAAGCTTACCAGACCTCTTGATACAGATATTACCGTAGACACACCTGCATTTATCAGTAGAGAAATTGCAGAAACTGTAGTTGATATTGTCAATTTTGAACTTGGACCATTACGAGACACTACCCCATACTTACGTCCATATAATATCGACTCAAGAAATTATATAGATGGTAAGATGTTCGCAACTAATACTACGTTGACTAGTCTTGGATTGGCAACGGGGTCAGAAGGCGCAATAATCAATGGCACGACAATTTCATTTGATGATGCAGTATTTCGTCGTTGGTTTACTGGCGATTTTAAGTCATCTGAACTTAATGTTGATTTTACTGACTACAATAACTTTGTTCACTTCGGTTCCGCTTATAAGAGACTCCAAGCGTTCAATGAAAAACTTATAAAAATTGACGAATTAACATCGGCAAGTATTTCATCTAGTGTATCAAGTAGTACTATATCATTGAAGTTTAAGGCACGGGAAAAAGAAAATGTTATCAGAAACTTTGACCCGTACGAACAATTCTTATATTATGCAACCGGTTCACTACCATATTCGGCAAGTGCGTTTTATGTAAATGGTGAAGTGGAATACAATGCCACTGGTTCGTGGCCAAAACAATCAGATGGCACGCCATACAGTCCATATAGTACAGTAGCCATTAATTGGTTAACTGCACAATCTGCGATTGCTCAACGCTATGATTCAAATAATCCAAATTATTTAATACTTAACTTACCACGATACATTCAAGAAGATACGGATTCTACGGATTTCTTAACTTTATTTGAAATGGTTGGTCACTTGGTAGACAATATCAAGGTATATATTGACCAATTCCCAAATGTATACTCAACTAACATTAATCCATTAGAAGATTTGTCGATGGACCAAGTATACGAAGTTGCACAATCATTTGGATTAAAACTTCCAAACGTATATGCACTTGAAAATCTGCAAACATTTAATGCACAATTCTCTGGTGAAAGTGGGTCGCGCTCGTATGTAGCAGAAACATGGAAGCGATTCCTTCACAGTATGGTATACTTTAACAAAACAAAGGGGTCACGTACTTCATTCGATGCATTGTTAAATACCTACGGTATCAATTCACCAGTATTACAAATCAAGGAAACAACCAGTCCATCGGCTGGAAATTATATCCGTTCCGACGAATTAACATATGGATTACGATTCACTGGGTCAGTTGATAATTTTATCACCGTTCCATTTGTATCGTCATCGTTGACGGCATCAAGTGTTCAACTATCATTCAATCCGGTACTTCGTCGTAGTTCGTCGTTAATTACGGCAACCAATTGGGCAATCGATTTAGTACCACATCCATCCGCGTCTAAGTTAGACTATGGAAGAATTCACGTAGTTAGTGGTTCTGGCCGTACTATTATCGCAACCAGTAGTTACTTCCCACTCTTTAGTGATGACTACACCAATTTGATGTTACGTAGTCAATCTGGTGATATTTCAATTATCCAGACTGACGGTGACCAAATTCTATTCCAAGAATCGGCATCCGCTGACTTGTCATCGTTGTGGAATGGAACTACCTTTATTTATGTGGGGGGTTCTGGGTCAATTCAACTTGGCAATCAGTTTGATGGTGTTGTAGACGAAGTACGTGTATGGGGAGAAAACATCTCTAACGACGACTTTGTGTCACAAGCATACGACCCAGGTTCATATTACGGAGCAAACTATACTTCGTCGTACACCAGTCTGTATGTCCACCTTCCATTCAGTCAACCACTTTCATCAATTACTTCGTCGGTAACAAATGAAAGTCCATACCAAAATGTATCTATTGTAGCAACATTACCTGCTACTGGATTCACCACGGCATCATTTACAAGAGTATTAAGAGGTATCAAACAATTTACTCCTATCGTTGGCTCTACTATCTACACAAATAAGAAAGTAGTAGTTGCAGACCCACCAGTATTCAACCAACAATTCGTTGATGAAAATGATACAAAGATATTAAGTAGATTAAGTAGTATTAAGCAAATAGAAGAAAAACAATATAACAGTGGTCAGAACGTAGTATCGTTTGCAGTATCACCAACAGATTTTATTAACCAAAATATTATGCGTTCAATGGGTGTAGTTGACGTAAATAATATTATCGGTAGTCCACGTTATATTACTGGGTCTGGATATTCGACACTTCAATCTATCCAGAAGGATTATGCTGAATACTTTAATAAAATTGTCAAACCAAACGATTACATCCGTTTCTTTAAGGACTTAACACAAGGCCCAAGCGAAATGGCGGACGGAATGAGTCCAGCCCGTGCTAAGTTATTGGACGGTATAGTAATTGAATCTTCAGTTCTTTCACGTAACAAAGACACTACGGTTCGGTCAATCAAGGTTGACGGTACAGCAACGAAAGCGTTTGAAGCATATGCATCTGGGTCGGGGTCATCGTGGAATAGTATTACACCCGTAGGTGCATATTCATTTGATGTACAAACACAAAACGTAAGTACATTACCAACCGTACTTAGTGATACATTACCGCTTGACGCTATCATTCCTATGTCAAGTAGTGTTGATATTAAGGAAAGCACTAAGCCGACCAAGTTACCACCATTCCAACGTGTATTACAAAAGATTGGTGATGATTACGTAACTTCATCATTCTTAGACCACAATAGTTCGTTTGCTACATTAGAAGCATTAGTAATCGACACAGAAACATCTGTAGCTACTATGGCATCAGGATACCCAAGAAACCCATTCCTTGGCATCCCAGCATCTGGGTCAATTACAAAACGTCTAGAAAGCGAAGATGGAACGCTTATACCGTTCTATGACATACCACCACGTTCAGATTTTAACGATGTTGGAACGTTTAGTTACTTCCATAAACAAAATGGTATATATTCGTATGATATTTATACATTATATAAGCAACCATATCTTGTTAAATTGGATGGTGGGTCCGACTCAATAAATCCAGATTCCCCAACTGACCGACTATACGCACCGATTACGTTATTACCATCGGGGTCGGTCGTAGAAGAATACGGAAGAAACACTACGTACATATCAACCGCTAGTTATGATGCATACGACCAAGTGTCAGGAACAATTATCGTCGCTGGTATATTTACATTGTATGGATTAAATGGTGCAAATGGATTAAGATTGAGATTATATAATGATACAGTTAAGCAGGGGCTTGACTCTTCCAGAGATTTCTATACATTGCCAACAGGCAGTCACGGTGTCTTATTTGACGGGTTGTTAAATGATGCACAAGATGTATTTCCATACGTTATGATGCAAGGTAACAATTCATCTATTTACTATACAATCGATAATCTAACGGCAAGTACTATTACATCGTCAGTTATATTGAACTATTTCGCATATGAACCAGATAATCTAATACCACGTGGATATTTACCACGACACTATAGATTTGGTAGAGACAATAATACTGCATTAAAGAGAAGAAATTATATTGGATGTAGAGACATTAATGCTACATTCGACGGCCAACCACCGTTCACAGTAGCAATTTCTACAAAGAATACCGTAGTGGTAAATACCACAACGGCACCAGCGCCGGCCGGGTCAGGTACAGTTCAAATACCAGACCAAATTGACACTATTAAGTTCGGCGGCGGGGGTCGATTAGGCGTCGAATAATGGATTTAAATTAAAATACTTTATACTTATATTTGTTGTACTTCACTCAGGAGATTTTAGACTATGGGATACCTAGACAAATCCACAATTACCGTGGACGCTATTTTAACCAATCGTGGACGGGAACTCTTGTCGCAGGGAACCGGCACGGGTAATTTTCAAATTACCAAGTTCGCAGTTTCAGACGACGAAGTAGATTACGGTCTTTATAACACCGCCCACCCACTTGGGTCAAATTACTACGGTGCTATCATTGAAAATATGCCCGTATTAGAAGCAACTCCTGATGAAACACAAATCATGCGATACAAGTTGGTAAGTATTACGGGTGAAGACCTTACCAGATTTGGAAGTATCGTCATTCCACAAATCCAAGTTCAAGGTACAACAATTCCTACAAGTGGAATAGTAAATCTCTACTATAGTCCAACCGCAGGAACCACTAATATCACCATTCGTCCAACTACAACGTATACATCAACGGTATCTGAAGCAGAAAGTAGTTACACACTACTTCTTGCAGACAGTACTTTGGCAACAGTAGAAGTCAAGACACCAGCAACGGGAATCGTACCCGCAAACAACCGTGGGTCAGTTTCAGCAACGGGTCTTGAATTTACCATCACAGCTCTTAACAAGACAGGCTCAACATCAGTGTCTATCTTTGGTGGAACTTCTGGTGCAGTATACAACTTTACGTTATCTACCACCGCTTCCGCATAATTAACTCCTAGGACATCTTATGGCATATAATATCTTTACACAACTTAGTCAAAATGATGATATTACATCACTCCGTGGTACCGAAGTTACTACGGGGATGTGGTCAGGAGACACAGGAAGTCTTTCCACTTTCTTTACATCAAGTACACAAGTGGCAAACTCTGGTGAATTCTACTACGACTTATACAATTTAAACCCAGCATCCAGTGATTCAGCAGAAGTTCAATTCTCTGTTGCATACGGACACGTAAGTGGCGGTGGTGCTCCAACATTAACGACATTAGATACGTCAACATTACCTACACAAGTAACTTACGCTCAATATCGTAACATTTTGTTAGGTAAAGATGTAGAACGCTTTACATTTGACCAAGTAGGGTCAGATGATATCTATGTTATCAACGTACAGCGTTCACGTTTGAAACAAGCTATCGACCCAGGCAACTGGCAAATTCGACTATCTGGTTCAAATGGACTCCGTACCTTCATCGACGATAGTGGTCTTGCTACCGCAGTACAAGGTAATCTAGTTGCAAACAACGTATACAACATCCGTTCTGGTACTATTGATGACGGGTTCGCAACAGGCAATTCTACTGTATACGGATTAGCATTCCCCGATTATGGTGTCATCATTCTACATCCATCAGCAATTAGTTCGTCAGTTGGGTTCTCGGGGTCAAATTCTACTGCATTGAATGCTAAGACATTAATGGGTCCAAACGTACCATTCACTCCATATACTGGAAGTGCAGCAACCGCATATCAATATCAACACGAAGGATTAGTTCGTTCAATCAAGTTGGGTACTGATTTCCAAGCTCGTTCAGCAGAAACCATTACATCAACAAACTACTTCGTTCGTTTAAGAAACAACCAATACAACTACTCAAACAATCCAACATATTACACTGGTTCAAATCCACAAAACGTACTAGAACCATTCCGTGTAAAGCCAATCACTTATGTAACCACAATCGGTTTATATAATGATTCAAACGAATTGTTGGCAGTAGCAAAACTCAGTAGACCAGTCCAAAAGAGTACCGATAAGGAAGCATTAATTCGCGTTCGCTTAGATTATTAAGCAACACGGGGTGGATAATTTATGACCATACCTGTTACTGCGTATAAATCTTTATCACCAAACGAATATACAATAACTCCGTTTCGTGCATACGCATCACACATATACACGTATGTGTCTGGTTCAACAACAAATTCTGTAGATGTACAAGTTTCATTAGGTATTAAATTTGATACGGCATCACAAGGATTGCGGGTAGAAGATGACAAGTATGAATTGTTTGATTCTGTTGTACAAACGTTTTATTCTCCGATTCCGTACACTTCGTATGGTATACAATCATCATCGTATCACCCAACGGGGTCCGTTATCGTTGTAAGTGCAACCCAAGACATATTTGGTGAAGAAGTAAAGCCCGGCACATTTACTGTACAAGTGGGAACATCTTCGTCAGTTGATGATGGATACGGTAACTTAATAGTATCGGAATCGGGCACTGGGTCTAAGATTGGTCGTATTTTTTATGACAAAGGTATTGCGATTATTAAACCTACGTCAAGTATTGCTGGTGGTGGGTTAACCAGAGATGGTATTTGTATTGTTAGTGGAACAAATGTTCAAGTACAATTTACTTCATCGGTCAAACTATTTGAACACAACATTCGTGTAAAGTTAAACCCAACGGATTTCTTATACTCAGTATATAATCCATCGGCAAACAAGAATATGTTTACGGGGTCATCTACTACCCCACTAGAATTGATGGCATCACAAAGTCTATATCCATACATTACGACAATCGGTTTATATAATCCAGATAACGAATTAGTCGCAGTTGCAAAAGTGTCAAATCCAATTCAACGTACCGACTATTCCGTTCAAACATTTGTTGTCAAATTTGACACCTGAGGATTCTTATGGCACTCAAAGACATTTACGAAAGCTGGACATTCAAGCCTTTAGCGGGAACTGGGGCAGCAGATAATCCACGTACACAATCAGAAGGTAAGGTTAAGGTAGATTTTTTACCAAACACATATCAAACAGAAGTTCGTAATAGAACTCCTGGTGATAAAGTAGTAACACAAGCAACCGCTGATGATGCAACAGCAGGGACATTTAATACGAATACAGCTTTCAAGTATTATTCAGAATTATATAATAGCCCATTAAAGACATTTAAGGGAAAGGTAGTTCAACAATACAACGCACAAGGCACAGACACCAACAAGTATGTGTCATCAGCAGAAGTCAGAAACACCCAAGGTGCATTATACAGCACTAATTTATAAAAAATAAAGAGGTTATTATGAAGCCACGTTCGGCTAAGAACAAAGGTAAACGGTTACAAAATGCAATACGAGATATGATTCTAGAAAACTTCACACAGTTGGAACCAGATGATGTAGTTTCAACTTTGATGGGTGATAGTGGAACAGATATTAAATTGTCACCTGCGGCGCGAAAGCTATTTCCTTACTCTCCAGAGTGTAAGAACCAAGAAAAGATGAATGTCTGGGCTTCTCTGGAACAAGCAGAAGCGAATACGAAAGAAGGGACCACTCCCGTTCTTTTCTTTAAGAGAAACAATACGCCAGTGTACGCGGTTATCCCCGCAGAACACTTCTTTCAATTAGTTAATAAAAAAGAAGTTGAATAATAAAACTTGACAATTTATAAAAGAGGGGTTAGATTTGTAGTATGAATCTAATCTCTCTTTTGTCGCAAATATTGGGTGATTTTAAACAGTTTGGAAATGGTGAACA